CTCGAACAATTGCTGCCTGCGGATCAATTTGTCCTTGTCGTCCTGATCGGCGCACAGGGTCGCGCAGTGTGCTGCGGTGCTTGCGTCATGCTGCCAATGGTCGATTAAGTTGCTCAGCAGCACGCGCTGCTTGCTGCTAAACGTCACGGGCGGAGATTCGGTCATAGCGCAGCTCCTGGTGTGGAGCGCCCATAGTGGACTCAATCGCGGCAAAGCTATTTTTGCCCCGGCAAAATTACTCCTCGCGCGCGCGCGGGCAATCTGGCCGGGTATCTCAAATCAGGCCAGGTGATGATCACACTCGAACAACTCCAGCAGCTGTGCATCACCCAGGCGGGCAAGGCCCGCTGTGCGGCGTACTTACCACACCTGCTCACCCATGCGCCGGCCTACGGGATCAATACGCCCAGGCGTCTGGCTGCGTTCCTCGGCCAGGTGATGCACGAGAGCGCGGAGTTCCGGCATGTCCGGGAGCTGGGCGGTGACAAATACCTGGCCAAGTACGACACCGGCAAGCTGGCGAAACGCCTGGGCAATACGCCCGCTGCGGATGGCGACGGTCAGCGTTTCCGTGGCCGTGGCCTGATCCAGATCACCGGCGCCACCAACTACCGCGCCTGCGGTGAAGCGCTGGGCATTGATCTGCTATCGCACCCGGAGCTGCTCGAAGAGCCTGAATATGCCGTGCAGTCCGCGTGCTGGTACTGGTGGGATAAGGGTCTGAGTTTGTGGGCCGATATAAACGATTTCCGCACGATCACCCGCAAAATCAATGGCGGCGACAACGGCCATGCAGATCGCGTGGCGTACTGGGAGCGTGCCACTCGCGTGATCGGCCAGGCACCTGATGAGGAGGTGGCGTAATGGCGTTCCTGACGAAGCTGGACCTTCGCGCGCACGAGGAGCCCAACGAATGGGTTGTGCTTTCGATGCTGACTTACTACTGCTTGGCTTTCGACGGAACGATCAATGTGCCGCGCGGCTTCATTACTGACTTAGCGAGCATTCCCCGCCTCCTGCGCGCTGTGTTCAATGTCAACGGACAGACACGCGAAGCAGCGGTGCTGCATGACTACCTCTACTGCTCGCAGGGGCGCCTGGTCATATTGCAAAAATATTTCGGCTCACTCACCCGCGCCCAATGCGATCGCATTTTCCGCGATGCGATGCGCGACCAGGGCGTTAACTGGTTGCAGCGCTGGACGATGTGGGCCGGTGTTCGCCTGGGCGGGTGGCTGTACTGGCGCAAGCGCAATGACGGCATGTGTGCCGATTATGACTTTGTCCCCAACACGTATTGGAGTGAGTAGACCGATGGTGATCACAGTTGAATTCTGGCAGTTGGTCGGACTGCTTTTAGCGTTCTTCGGCGCGTGCTTTGCAGCGGGGCAGGCACTGTTGAGCCAAACACAAAAGCATATCGATGGAAGGTTCAATTCCGTAGGGGAGCGTCTGGATGGTATTGAAGATGCGGCGCGAGAAGAGGTCAATCAATGGCGGCGCGTGGAGCGTGAGGTCATGGCGCTCAAGGCCGATCTGCCGATGCGCTTTGTCATGCGCGAGGACTATATCCGCGGCCAGAGTGTCCTTGAAACAAAAATCGACGGCCTGGCGATGAAGCTGGAAAACGCGCAGCTTCGAGGTTTAGTGGGCGCACAACCGGGAGTACAAAAGAATGAGCATTGATGTCGCTAAAGTCCGGCGCGAGAACCTGCGCTGGCTGGTCCTGCTGACGCTCAACAACGCCCGCCCTATCGGCGCCGGCGAGGGGCCGATACTGGCTGTTGCGCAAAGCGAGTACCCGGATGCCACCCCGCTGGAGCTACGCCGCGAACTGGACTACCTGGGTGACCGCAGCCTGGTCATCCTCGACAAGAGCCCGAACGGCCGCTGGCACGCAGAACTCACGCGCCACGGTGTAGACATCGCGGAATACACCGTCGAGTGCGAGCCCGGCATAGCCCGCCCCGTGAAGTACTGGTGATCCCGTGGGTCGTAAATCCTCGATCGACAGATTGCCCGATGCGATAAAGGCGCACATCCAGGGCCAGCTGGCGGACGGCAGCATGACGCTGGATGAGCTGATCGCGGATCTGCGCGCGCGCTGGCCGGATGAGGCCGAGTCTGGCGATCTGCCGAGTCGCGCTGCGGTCGGGCGCTACGGCCAGAAACTGGAGCGGCGCCTGTCCGCAATCCGCGCCAGCACCGAGGCAGCAAAGATCATTTGCGCGCAGACGGGCGATCGCGAGGATAAACGCAGTGAAGCGCTCACCGCCATGGTGCAGTCAGAGCTGTTCGAGTCGATCCTGGCGCTGCAGGAAGTGGACGATGAGGATATGTCACCGGCGGAACGTATCGGCCTGCTGGCAGATGCCGCCAAGAACATCGCCACGCTGACCCGCAGTTCCGTGACGCTGAAGAAGTACCAAACCGAGGCCGAGGAGCGGGCGCGCAAGGCGTTGCTGGCTGAGCAGAGCGCGGCTCTGGCCGCAATGCCCAACAAGTGTGGGGTCACCGAAGAGACAAAACAGACTATCCGCGAACTGCTGGGAATTGTGTAATGGCCACGCCGTTTCGCAAGGGCAATGCCAAGATTATCCCGGCGAATCCGGATGCGATTTTCCTGCCGTTCCAGTCCCGCTGGATCAAGGATACGTCGCGCATAAAATTGATGGAAAAGTCGCGGCAGATCGGCATCAGCTGGTCCACAGCGTACGCCGCCGATGAGCGGGCGGCCGCTGTCGATGCCCGTCACGACGAATGGGTCAGCAGCCGCGACGATATCCAGGCGCGGCTGTTTATCGAGGATTGCAAGCTCTGGGCTGGCGTCATGAACATGGCCGCCCAGGATCTCGGCGAACAGGTGGTGGACCCTGAGAAAAAAATCAGCGCCTACGTGTTGCAGTTCGCCAGCGGTCGCCGCATTCACAGTATGTCGAGCAATCCGGACGCTCAAGCCGGTAAGCGCGGTAGCCGAATCCTCGACGAATTCGCTCTGCACCGTGACCAGCGCAAAATGTGGGCGATCGCCTACCCCGGCATCACGTGGGGCGGCTGCATGGAAATCATCAGTACGCACCGTGGCTCGGGTTCGTTTTTCAATTCACTGGTCCGCGAGGTCCGCGAGAAGGGCAACCCGAAACGGATCAGCCTGCATCGTGTGACGCTGCAGGACGCCCTCGACCAGGGGTTTCTCTACAAGCTGCAGCAGGCACTGCCGGCGGATGCCGAGCAGCAGGACATGGACGAGGCGGCTTACTTCGATTTCGTTAAATCCGGTGCGGCGGACGATGAATCGTTCGACCAGGAATACATGTGCATCGCCGCCGACGATGACAGCAAATTTATCGAATACGAGCTGATCACGGCCTGCGAGTACAGCGCTGGCATGGGCTGGGAGCGCGAGGTCAACGACGCGTTTACTGGCCGCCTCTTCTGCGGTGTGGATATCGGCCGCAAAAAGGACCTCACCGTGCTGTGGGTACTGGAGCTGCTTGGCGACGTGCTGTACACCCGCAAGGTTATCCCGTTGGAGCGCATGCGCAAGAGCGCGCAGGAGGCGGTCCTGTATCCGTGGTTTGATCGCTGCGAACGCATCTGCATCGACGCTACCGGTCTCGGAATCGGCTGGACCGATGACGCACAGGACAAATTCGGCGAGCACCGGGTGGAGGGCGTGACGTTTACCGGGCAGGTGAAAGAGGCGCTGGCGTACCCGCTCAAGGGCGCCATGGAAGATCGCGCCGTGCGCATTCCCGACGACAAACACATCCGTGCAGATCTGCGCAAGGTCCAGAAGGTGACGACGGCTGCGGGGAATATTCGGTTTGTCGCCGAGAGTACGCCAGACGGCCACGCTGACCGATTCTGGGCGCTGGCGCTGGCGATCCACGCCGCATCGCAACCCGGCGTGGTGATTGATTACCAGTCCACCGGGCGGCGCAATAGCGGCACCGATCTGGATCAGGGCCTTGTCCGCACTGGCGGCCGCACGCAATTCGGAGGATTCCAATGATCCACAAACCGCACCGCTCCGGCCTGCTGGTGCCGGCCAGCTTCGCCGAGTCACCCGCGCGGCGGCCAGACATGCGCGAGGTAGCCACCACGCGCGATGGCCGCGATATCACCCGTGGTTACGTCGACCCGATGATGATCATGCAGCCGAGCGACTGCGCGGGAATGGCGATTACGCCATCTACCAGGAAGTGCTGCGCGACGACCAGGTGGCCGCGTGTTTCCACCAGCGACGCCTGGCGGTGATCGGCAAGGAGTGGGACATCGATGCCGGCGGCACAAGCCGTGCCGACAAGAAGGCGGCTGACCACCTGCGCGAGGTCATTGCCGAAGTGGGCTGGGATCGCATTACGGACCGGATGCTGTTCGGTGTCTACTACGGGTATGCCGCTGCCGAGGTGATGTGGGCACGCGACGGCGCCATGATTACCGTGGACGCTATCAAGGTGCGAGACCGGCGGCGCTTTGGCTGGGACGGCGACGGACGCTTGCGCCTGAAAACCTCGGACAATCCGCTAGGGGAATTGCTCCCTGAGCGCAAATTCTGGACATTCGCCACAGGCTCCGACCACGACGACGAACCCTACGGCCTTGGCCTCGCGCACTGGCTCTACTGGCCGGTGTTTTTCAAGCGTGCCGGCATGCGCTACTGGATGACGTTTCTGGAGCGTTTCGGCCAGCCAACGACGCTTGGCAAACATCCCGTGGGTGCATTGCCGGCAGAGCGGCAGAAATTGCTGGAAGCATTGCAGGCGATCAACACCGACAGTGGTA